TAAGCACCAACCAGTGCTGATAGCGATCCATACATCATCATCAGCACAGCATCTGCTTCAGCCATTCTTGCGGGGTCTATCAAGACTGCAATCGTAGAGACGATCATCATACCAAGCGCAGTCCACGCCATACGACGCTTATTGACTTGGTATGCTTGTTTGTCAGGGATCAGTTCGTTCATAGATCAATCCATCCTTTGTAATAGAGCCACGCCCCTGCTCCGCTGACCGCCGCAACAATGAGAAGCAGTACGGCAAAGACGGTCATTATCATTTCAGCACGTTCTTCGGCCTCTAACTGCGCCTGACGCTCTGCCTCCTTGCGTTGTGCAATGACTTCACGGCGTATCTTCAGCAGCTCCTGATAAGCGGAAAACCCTTTGGTGTTGACGATAAACTCACGCAGTTCAGCTTCAGCTGTCTTTGCATTCTGCGCTTGTGTCCACGTAGCCATCGCCTCTTCGTTAGCCGTCGCAAAGATGCCGTTTTTCTTTTTGGCGTGGGCCTTCTTTGCACCATCGGTGGCATCAAAAAACCCAGCGATCTCTTTCGACAGATTGTGCAGTTGCTTACCCGCAGCCACACCTGTCTTGATCGCCGCCAATGCTGTTAGCGGGTCCATGGGGTCACCTATTTTTGATTTTTTGACGAAATTTTGCTAAGGTGTGCGAAGTTGGAGTTCGCAATGCTCAAAACACTAACAATTCTAGGTGCCAGCAATACTCTTGTTTTCGGGGTACTAACTCTCTTTGCCGATAGCGATAAGTTCGCAAACAATTTGATTGCAACAATGATCTTTGGAGCGTTCACCTCAATCTTAGTGACAACCAAAATGATGTCATCGAATAGAGAAAACGTTGACTTAAGCAAACAATCTTGGCCCAACGATGTCGGTGGTGGAAGCGGGTTTTAAGGCATCCGTGTCAGCACCATCACCAGCATTGCGATGCCGTTAGCAGGTCGGTCTTTTCACTTATTTTTTACAAATGGTATGTTTTGTGCTAAATAATCAGTACAGGATGGCGGCCTCTGCTGAACCGACAATCCAGAAGATGTCCTAGTGTATCCCCAAGTGGTCCAAGTATACCGCCATCCTCCTACGGCATCCGCGTTAGTAACCTTCGACGGCGACCGTCGCATCATCAATAGCCCGCACCTCAAAAGATGCAGACTGCCGACTTTCTCGGTTGTCCATATTATGTTCCTCTAAATGTTTAGAAATTTAAGTCGTTAAGACTTATATGGTGCGGCGAAAGCCGTCCTATATTTGCCTTTGCGTGGGTTGATCACTCCACCGTGTCAGCTCACGCATTGGCACACTGCCATTGTGTCGCAGTGTAGTTATTGATCTCATTTTAAAACCAAGCCGTACAATCAAGCACAACATACTCCCTATTTGTTGTTTGAACTTGGGGTGAGGCTCCTGTTAACATTGGCTACGAAGAAACTTCCTCACCCACATTTTCTTGGCTTAAAATCGGTACTGTTGCACCTTGGATCATCAAATCATCGCCAGCAGGTAAAGGTTCTAAGCCTTCCTTTTCGCGCACTTCGTTCGGTGTTTTAATGCCGTTCTGAATTGCAGTCGCGTGGGCTTCCATACGGGTCTTAAGGTCACCGCGAAGCAGGCTATCCACGTTAAAGCGGACTTCCATGTCACTCTCACGGCCAAATAGTTTCAGGTTCATCTCTTGTTCTGTCTGTTCAATCCACCGACGCAGCGTGTGCTTTACGAAATGCAAATCCTGTTGCTCCACATTGGAGTATGTTCCATCGCTCAAATCTTGGATGAAAACTGGCGGCAATGAATAGATACGCGCGATTTGTTCGATACAGAATTGCTGCAACTCTAAAAGCTGCATCTGCTCTGGGGAGAACCCAACAGATCGTAGTTCGTGACCTGCAGGTAAAGCCATGACTGGCAGCCCTTCCCGCGCTAGCTTCGCAGTCGTTGCCACGACATCCTCGGACGCCCGCTGAGCTGCTGCACCGCTTTGAAATGGCCCTTGCAGTACCGCTGGCGGAATGCCACCAGACTGGAAGGCTTTGGAGCCATAGCGGGCTGATGCAATAGCCAAACCAATGATGTCTTTATTGGCCATGATCGGGCCACGTATATCGATCTGATTATGCTTCTGCATAAAGGTCAGATCAATGACCTCTGAGGCTTGATAGACGCGGCTTTTACTGCGGTAAGTTTTTGTTGGAAACTCCGACGTCATAACTTCTTGAACATGCAGATCAGCAGGATCAAGCGGAACGAGATCGGTAACATCACCGCGACCATTACGAAGTATAAGAGTAACTGAGCGTCCACCTGTTAAGGTTTGCTCATAGCTGTACTTGCGCCACTGAAACGATGATGTCGTTGGATTGATTGCACGGTTAAGCCACGTGCCAATACCGTCAGTAACACGCTCGTTTCCGCGATACACCTCAAGCGGCAAGCTGGCCAAGGTGCCTGAAATAAAATTGACCGCTGCCCAAACAGCAGGAACACCAAGGGCAGTGTCAATTTTTACCGTCACACCTGACGTCGAATGGAAGTCTCCCCAGCCCATCAGGTGCAGAAAGTTGTCTGCCGAAACAGGCACAGTTGGGTTTTCGAGTGACCGCGCCTCAGCTTTTTTAAAGTTGTCAAACAGACCCATGCTGTGGTTTCCTTGATCTATGGAAATTCTGCGCAGAGCCTTGATTGTTGCGTTGTGGGCATACCTTGTGTTCACATATATTCTGCCGTTTGGCGGTGTAGTTATGATGCAAGGGATCGACGAAACAAATCGCTCTGAACTCTATTCAAGTTTCGGCATCACGATTGCGATAATCGTAGCCTTTGGATTGATTGGCAATTTACTTATTAACTGGATTTTCAAACGGCCTACGGAAGACTAAACAGCCAACTTGAAGTCTGGATCATCCCACGGCGAGGTTGGCTGTATTAAGTCGTCCGCACTCATGCACCCTAACGCCATTGCAAGCGCAACCAGTCCGTCGATCTTGCTGTTGCTGCAACAACACATACATTTTTCTCAAATTTTTATAGATATGATTTAAGTACAAAAATGTGCTAATCAGAAAAAAATAAAAAATATAAATTGAGGCAGCCCATTGACTTTTATAACGCAGAAATTGCGCACTGTTAGGCTATTAGATTTAGCTAATACGCAGAGTTTCACTAATCCAAGATTGCAACGCTTTGCCTTGGCATTTATTGTGTTGTTTCCTGAATTACCAATATTTGTTTGGTACCTAGCGACTCATGTTTAACAACAATTAAACTGCTAACTTGTAGTCAGGATCATGCCACGGCAACGTCCGCTGTATCAAGTCGTCTGCGCTCCCGTCTTAAAAGTTGTCAAACAGACCCATGGTGTGGTTTCCTGTGCTTAAGGAGTTTATAATGAGATTGATTTTATTTTTCGTGCTTGCGTTGATTTCAGTAAGCCAAACCGCCGCCGCAAGATCGTACACTTGTGAAATGCAGAGCGCGATGCTCTACGAAGCAGACGGTGAACCCAAAAAATGGCAGGTGACGCTCTCCCAACAGGTGATGTGTTCTTAACCGTTAATGAAGATACTTTGGCAGTAAGCATGCCCAACCAAGCACCACAAATTTTTAACCTTTTGTTAAAAGAAGATTTAGGTGGTGGGTACTGGGCGCATTACAGCAGTGACACCGTGTACATGGTCAACTCCGTATTGCTATTAAATGATGACAGAGCCAAAAAGCTAGATGTTACAATGCTTGGTGGTAAATTAGATTTTGTCACGATGCTCGTTTTGCTCTGTCCACACTAAACAGCCAACTTGAAGTCTGGATCATCCCACGGCGACGTCGGCTGTATTAAATCGTCCGCACTCATGCACCCTAACGCCATCGCAAGAGCAACTAGCCCATCGATTTTTGAGTAGCTTTTTGCTTTGTGCAGCTTTCTGTTTCCAGCAGGATCGGATTGCACAACTGCACCCGCCGCACACATGTTTAAGATCGGGTTTCCGCCATGGTGTAACTTCCGTTCCGCAACTAAGCGTCCCAATTTATCTACCGCAGGCGACATATCACGAAACCCCTGCCCGAATGCTTTCATCGGTATCTGCGCACCAATGTTATCCAGCTCGCGCTGGAAATCGTTGATGCGCCAGCGGTCATACGCAAGCAATTGCAGGTCATAAGTTTCAGCAAGTTCCGCAACGGTCTGTGCCACAACAGCAGGCTGAATGACTGGCCCATCTATTGTGTGCAGAAATCCTTCGTCGGCCCAAAGATCATAAGGCGTTTTCTCCGCTTGGGATTTATCACGCAGCCCATCAGACGGAAGGAAAAAATGAGGCTGTATGTGAAACTTGTCCGCTTTGGGAAAAACTAAAACGAGAGCCGTGAGGTCACGGCTAGCTGACAAGTCCAATCCTGCGAAGCAATAATCTCCGTGCTCGACGTTGGGAGACGCGTTGTTGGCCTCCCACTCTGCCCGAGAAAGGAATGGCGATTGCGCCTCGATCCGTTGGTTAAGGTATAGCCAACGGAAACTGTTGGCCTTTGCTGGGAGCCGTTCGGCCTGTGCAGCAAAGTCTTCAATATCTGTTTGTGATCTAAACTGCGCCATAGCGGGGTTCGCAGCCGCCCATGCTTTGCGGTCTGACAGTTCGCAATCTTTTGGCGCGGTGTAGAGATGCGACACGATACGTGGATCAGCTGAGTTTGCGGCATCGTCTAACCACAATGAGAATAGGTCACCGTCCGTGGCGGCTTGGGTGCTGATGGCAATCAACAGGGGCTGATGATGCGCACCTTGCGCCGTTTCAATAGCCTCCACGAACGGATCGTGAGGACCACGCACCTGCCCGACTTCGTCAAGCACGGCTAAGGTAGGGGATAAGCCATGCGCGGTCCCCGCTTCAGCAGAGATTGCTTTATATTCAACGTTACAGGGCAAACCGACCAATGACTTCTGACTTGGGACAATACGCACAATTTTTGTTAGCTCATCCGACAGTCTGACCATCTTTTCAGCAAGTTTGAAAACCAAAGACGCCTGATCGCGTGACCGCGCACCGCTGATGATCTGGCTGTTCTGCTTGGCCTCTGGCCCCACCAAGTGAGCAAGGACGATAGCTGCAATCAGTGCCGACTTACCGTTTTTCCGAGCCACCGAAAGATAAGCGCGGGACGTGCCAGCTGGATTATCGTATACGTCGAGAACAAACTTACGCTGAAAGTCTAACAACTTTATCGGCTGGCCAACTTTGCTACCTTCTGGGATCAAGCAGTAGCGTTCGATGAACTGGCAAACCTTTTCTCCGCGTGTCGTCATTTTTATGGTATCTTCCTATCAGACAGTAAGGAACACTTTCATGCCAGAGATCAGACGAACAATAACGAACACATTTAAAGATGCTCAAGAGTGTGAAATGTTTATAATTATACTTAAGCAAAAATGGTCTGAATTTGATGGAAAGCTAAGTGATAAGTTTACCGTCGAAATTGCCACAGATGTCGCTGATCCGTGTAGGCATACTGCCTATTTAACAGCTCAGTCTGTTGAAGATTTTAAAATTGTTGACGAATGGGCAAAGAGAGAAGTGATCCCATTACGCGATAAGTTAGCTCCCAAAAGTAATACTTTCACTTGTGAACTGTATGCTAGCTTTGAGTTCGGCGGAGATTAACTTACTGCGGCCTAGCGATCAAATCGTCTGCTTCGACCTTTGCAATCGCTGAACGTGCTTTCGTTTCTAGCTTTGCAAAGCCATTGAGTGTTCGGGGATCGGAAGCAGTTTGGTTGAGGGACATGCTGCGAATGACCGCAAGCTGCCTTCGTTCGAGTGTATCAATGACCGACAACAGCGGATTAGGGATTGGTGTCCCACGCTTGTTTTCGACCATCATTCCGACTTCGTCTAACTCTGTTTGAGCAGTACGAATATCGGCTTCCATGCGCACTATTTTAGCCAGCAAGATTAGATCCATATCGCGCCAATCTTCGCGTGCGCGGGCGCGTGAAAACTGATGCCAGATTATACGCTCTAAATCTGTTCGCAGTTCGATCCCATCAGGTAACGGCACATCAGACATCATACCCGCGAAACCTTGGACAGCTGCAGTCGTGCTGGATTTATCTGTTCGACGTTTCTGCGACATGGATAATTGTGTCCGATTTTAATGTTAAAATATTGGGCAGATATTGACGAAGACCGCACAAAATTAAGGCATAACTTTGATTAAAACTGGACAAAGCACGTTTATATTTGACCAAGCGGTAAAGTTTGATTGACCCTAGGGAAGCCAACACAAGGAGAACGTTATGTCAGAGTATGATCCCGATTTTATCGGGCCGATCAGGGCACCCGACTATCTGCCCCTTGAATTTCAAATTATCTTCATACGCTCTGTGCTGAAGAATTGGATGCAACCAGAAAAAGAACACTTCGCGTATCGCGATGATGTGCGTTTCTAGCTAAAATTTCCGTAAACGCAGAAAAAGACGAGAGTGGACGCCGGTTTGTCCGTAACTTGTATTAGTGATTGACCCACCCCCCATCACAGATATTCTAAATTTGTAATTGGAGATCATTATGTCTACACAAGAATGCGTTTTAACATCCACTAACATTGTTACCTTTGCTTCTCAGCAAGATTTGAATATCTGGTCTAATTTTTGGCACACACGCGACCAAGAGTTTTTTGATGACTTGCGTGAAAAAGGTTGCATACGATTGGTGAGAGGTAAGGTTTGGAATAAGGAAAATCTAATCAAAATCTCTCACCAATATGAATATTCCAGTGCAGAAGCATACACTGCTTGCCAAGAGGTCATTCAACAATGGCAAAAGCGTGATGACTTCAAACAAATGGTAACATCTTTGAATGTCAAAATTGAGGCATTCAGAAGTGCAGTTGTAGCAGAGTTTACCTAACAATTAACACAACACTAGAGGAGGCCAACATGTCTAAAGTTGTAACTATCGTGACCTACAAAGAGATCATTGATGAAGGAAAGTTAGCTGCTTACGCGGCTATCGCACCAGCTACAGTACAAAAATATGGTGGTCAATTTTTGGCGCGTGGTTATCCAGTGGCACTGCGAGAAAGCGGGCAACAAGAGCGTACTGTTGTAGGTGTATGGGAAAGCCTCGACGTCGCATTGCAGTGGTATGAAAGCCCAGAATATCAGGAATGTTTAAATGTTCTGGGGGACGGTGCAGTACGCGATATTAAGTTTCTAGAGCATATTTAATTGACACTTGGATGCCTTGGATCGATAGGCCAACCGTCTGCGCCTATCGTTGCGTCGTAACCCAGTGCCTCAGTCGATTGGATGTCGCCACGACAAGAACGTACCTGTGCAGGCAGTTCAGAGGCACCCCTTGCGCGGTGCTGCGCAGCATCAGAGTGGCCCGTGTGATGCACCAGAAGGATTGCGCAGCGATGACAAGCGCAGTCTTTACCTCTGGCTCAACATAAGCCGATATTTTTAACTGTGGACGTGGCTTATAACCGTCCGTAATGTGACCCGCAGTAGGTTCCATGTCTTGCTCTCCTTTTGGCCCCAAGCGGGGCGTTTCAGATGCAACAAGATTGGCTTTGGTTAGGTGAGTAAGTCTCAGTAACACTCTGGTAATGCACAAAGAATGATTGGTCTGACAAAGTGATGACTTGGTAATTTATTGAACGTAGTCGTTTGTTTTCAGTTGCTTAACTCACCAAAAAAAAAGCCAAAAAAAAACGCCCTTACGGGCGCATTTGGTTTCTCTCTATGTCTTGCTGCAGTGATGGCGGTGGTTCCGATATGTAAAGGGACGGACACCTACCGCCATGAAGGATAACTTCGCTGTCCTTCGATAGGGGGACAGAAGTGATTTCCCTTTATAGGGGTCCCTTAGCTCAAAATCTCTTGTTACGCATTAGCTGAAGTGCAAGTTCAGCATAGTCTTCCATTGATAGGTCAGCTGTGCCGAAAGGTATAAGGTCATGCCCACCCTGCGCACATCCTATGACTGCCAGAGGAACGCGACAGCGCGGTGCAACACGGCCATTCTGATACACGACTGAGGGCCACTGTTGTGTCTTGTGCGCGGTTCTACAGGCTTGCTCCCACGCCCCTGCTGGAATGCCATTACCTTTGGAGCGATACTTGTTTTCAATCACAAATGGGAAATCCGCATCCGTGCAAATCAAATCACCCAGATGGTCAGCCTCCCTAAGCTGGTCTAGATTGCGCTCAAACGTCAGTCCAGTCAGCTCCCCTAACCGCTTACCGTTCTTGCGCTCATGGTATCCGCCTTTGCGCTGATTGCTGCGGCCTCTCTGTGATGCATTAACCACGGGCTGACATCGCCTCCTGCTCAAATGCTTCGATTTCCTGCAGGCTCCAGCGCGACCAACGCGTGGATAGCTTTACAGGTTGTGGAAACTTCGGGTTCGTCCGCGCTTGTGACCAAACCCACTGGCGTGTTGAGCCAAATCTAGTGCCGACCTCAACGTCGGTGAGCCATACTTTATCTGTCATGTTTTCACCCAAATTTACTGGAACAGACAGTTAAGGTTCGGATAGTCTCAATAAGGGGAAACCCCTTAGTTGTGTTAAATTTTAAAAATTTTAAAGGAGAACAGTAAAGTGGGTATCTGGTTTGAGGTTATGGTAATCGCAATCTTGTTATACATGGCTTTTAAATTACGCGAACTAACTCAGTATGTCGTTTGGAAGCTAGGAGATAGCATGTGGAAAATGCACAACGATAGAACGGATCAAATGAATAAGATGGCTAAGTGGGATTTTAATACAAAAGCTGGCGTCAAAAGATGACAGAAAAAGTTGAGCCAAAACCTAATCCATTTAAAAAGCTGGGTGAAGAATGGGCAGCGATTACAGATGCTGAAAACATCGATGTTGCAGCTGTTCGTAAAATGATGAACCGCCGCCTATCGCTGCGTAGAAACTTACTACGAAAATACAGTGGCCATGATTTTGCAGCGTGGTGGTTAAATGAAGATAATTACCAGCTCACTGGCATCGGTTTGGAAAGCGAGGATCGTGCAGAGGTTATGCTAGCCATCCACGTTCAAACAGGAGCTGACATTGTAGAATTGTGCAAAGCAAATTGGACATCTTGTGATGCCTTCTACAAATGGAATGATGAGTTCAAGAAAATCTTCATTCAGAAAAATGTTAAGGTCGAAGATACCTTGCACATGTATGACCGCGATTGGTTCAATTCATTACCTGAGAAATTGACTATTTACAGAGGCTGCACAAAGGGCCGTCAGGACGGTATTTGCTGGACGGCAGATAGAAGTGTTGCAGAGGGTTTTGCAGAAGGTCACCGAGGCATCAAGAACGCACAGCCAATGGTGTACGAAGAAACCATAAATAAGTTTGATGCATTCTTCGCATTTAATGATCGCAGAGAACAAGAAATCGTTTGGAGGGCAGATATTGACCCTAAAACGAAGCAGAGTGAGATGGATATTTAATCCGTTGTCTGCATAGCAGAAAAATTAAATTCTTGCGGTATGTCTTTGCTGCAACAGAAATCAAATAAGTACCTGAATAAGTACCTGAAACGCTAACTTGTTTCGTAAAATCAATGAAAACAATGATTTAGACGGATAAGTGGTGCCCAAGGTGAGATTCGAACTCACACGCCCGTGAAGGCGGGGGATTTTGAATCCCCTGCGTCTACCATTCCGCCACTTGGGCACTGGGTGGGTGATTAAACAAATGTTTCGCCAAGGTCCAGA